AGGAAAAGGAACAGGAAAAGGAAAAGACACCAGAGGGGAAGAGCAGTAAGCAACCGGAACACCGCACCGACCACAACACGTCGTCGGATGTAGATGTAACCGCAGATGTCGAGTTGCTGCACCCAACCGACACACTGGGAACATCCTCCTCCGCAACCTACCCGTCTGCCCTCTCGCAACTGAATCGCAACGGCAGTGTGGTCCACAACGATAACTCCGACTACGATTCGGATTCAGACAGTGGTAAAACGAGCAACCACTCGTACGACGACTCAGAGTCTTCGTCACGACTGTCTCGGTTGGAATCGAGTATTACACAAACTCCCCACACAACACCCGACGCAGCAGCAGCAGCAGGCAAGGACGAGGCAGAACGCACACCCACACCCAACCAGAATCGAAAGGACAAACTGCGACTGCCGCAGAAAAATGCCCACGAAGTGGAACAACCGGTCCTCAATCCTATGGAACTGACGACGCCTTCCCTGGTCGCACCTGCTGCAACTGCCTTGCAAAGGCGCCAAAAGATGCTCGCATCAAATGCAACGAACGCCTCACCCACTTCAAACAGAACGAAGGCACGTCTTCCCACCCAGTACACGCTGATGTCCCTCCCGTCACACATCAGCGATGCGCAGAAACGGCAAGGTCGGATCCAAGCGATCGTCCACCCCCGCCAGCATCTGCGGTGAAAAGAGTTTGCTGTTTGTTAGTTTATATTATTATAATAATATAAAAAACAACAACACCCCGATTAGGTTAGAAGTAGTCTTTACGAATCTTATTGCCCCATCGTCAAATGAAAACATCGCCGGTCACATTTTGCCACAGCAGTGTGGAGCAGATCATTGATCACCATACGAAAGTTGCTGTTATTGAAAGCATCCGACAGTGTGCAAACATCAACATTACCGAACGCAACGGTCGTTTGATACGAAACGAAAAGGACGCATGCTATTTGCAAAATCCACATATTATTACGCTCGCAACGTATGGTCAACGATGGTTAATGTATCTTACACAAATGAATCATATGAATGTCTGCATTTTGATTGAGCGCAGCGTTAAACCTGGATATCCGTACCCCAAGATGTTAATCGTCAATTACCGATTCAATGAAGTGTTGTATCAGAATACCCTTTTTGATTTGGAAATTATCGATAAGGCAAAAGGACACGACACACCATTGATACTGGTGAATGATATACTCATTATGAAGAATCGAGATGTTTCACACTGGGATACAATCAAGCGTCTGAACACACTTAGTATCATTTTTGAAAATCAATTCAACAATGATATGATACGTCAACCATCTGCGATTCAACTAAAGCGTGTATTTTGCAACACGCAACTAGATGAACTGAAGCAATTCGTCCGCGAACTCCCGTACAATATCAAAGGTCTGCTGTTTACACCACTTAATAGTAAGTATCATCGTCGCACGTGGTTAGACAGTGCAAAGGAATTGTCTAGTCGCATAGACGAACCGCCAACCGAACTGGGAAAAAATAGTACTTTTTCGTATGTCGCATCAAACTCATAATGGTGACCAAACCGAATATGTGTGTTAGTTTATTTATAAAATTATCGGTATACTATATTTAAAATAAGATATGGATTCAAATTTAGCGATGGAAATATCAACACCCCAACACCCTCAACCGTTTTCAAATAACATCTGCTTTGTAGATACTAAAATACACACACACAATCTATCATACAGCAGTTTCACTAAATCGGCAGTTTTCTCGCAATGGCACAAGAGTTTACAAAAACAACAATACGAAGAAGCGTGTCATTGGACGGCCGAACTGGATGCTTCGCAGTGGCACAAAGATATCTGGCAGAAGCTCATTCTGTTTGCCAGCAAACACGTGCACTTGCACTGCCCCAAATTGCCACTGATTGTAGCGCGCAATTTTGCCTATTACAACATACACCTTATAAAAAACTCACTACCAGATACAGTCGCAACCCAACCACGAAACATTCACCAACTGCAAAAAAACCTTTGTCAGGTAATCGGGTTGGTGACACTGTGTTCAAAAGGACCCGTGTACACACTCCCCAGTGTGGATATACACAAAGTCGATGGCAGCGAATTGGTGAGTGGCACGCACCCGTGGTTGATGTCGTGCAAGCACGCGCAAGATGACGCCTCGGTGTTGCGCATTATGTCGACACTGCTCTGTCAGTTGGAAGCACGAAACACGCACAAACTGATGTATTGGTTGGGCGTGTTGACCGAATACGATAAACACCAAAAACAACAAAAAGAACCCATCCAAATGACTGCCCGAAAACCGATACTGCCGGACGACAACAGCTACAAACACGTGTTCGTCAATGGCACCCACGCCTGCGATTGGGTGTGGTTGCTGTGGCACGCCATCGCACACGGATGTCGGTCACTCGGAAAACCAAAAGAATGTGTGGACACCATCAAAGCACTTGGTTACATGTTTGCGCACGATTACACAAGTAGCAAACGAAACAGTCGTCTCCCCATCCTCATTCACGCCTTGCAACTCGTGTACACGAACGTCCAGTGGCAGAAGAGTGTGTATAGCGGACCAAACGAGAAACTGATTGACCGGGCGTGTCAAAACATCCATTTGCTATACAAAGACATACGTGACAAACGACATCAGCATATTGCGCAACCACCAACCGCACCCACCACCACCGGGAAGGCGCTGGTCCAACAACACACCCACCCACAGCGACACACACAAGCAACGAATGACCCAAAACCAAACCCAAAACCAAAAACTACACGTGCCTCTAAAAACACCGTATCCACCGATAGTTATACGAAACTGGACACATTTGATAAAATTGATGCTTTGTTTTTGGGACTGTGATGTTGTAAGATATACACAAAAAACATATGCACACAACACCCCCACCCCACTCGCAGTTGCACCACCTAATATTAGGGTGTTTGATACCAAAAAATGGAAACATCGTCGTATACACTTACACTTACACTTACACAGTATGGCACATTGCAGTACCGCTTTTACAAACCGGATGTTATTAATATATATATGTATATATATATATATATATATATATTGTGTAAACAATGGAACTCTCATTGCGACAAGAAACGTTTCGTAACTTTGACCAGTATCGTAAGACACCCATAACACGTCAACCGCATACTCAATCTGGTAATCTAATATCCAGAATGGAACCATATCGCGAGGTCTTTCGCGCTAACGAGTTGAACAAATTACCCACTATATATACGGGCAAATCTTTGCATGACATATGTTGGAACGTTTCACGAACCGATCCCATACTAAATATTGAACACATTATACCACAATCTTGGTTTCCGCCATATAGTAATGCTACAAATGAAATATCGAATCTATTTCCAGAATTCAGAAGCGTCAATATGCTACGAGGGAATCTGACGTTCGGTCTCGATCTCGATCTCAACGCAAACGACGTCCCCATTTGTTTTTTTGACTGTACCGACGACGCACACCAATGTTTTGTGAGGATCTTCTTGAATGCACAATATCAAGATCGTAGTACTATACTCGGTACTTCCAAGTATCAGTCTCAATTATATATGCTTCATAACACTATAAAAGAACTTCTTGACGAGTTACGACCACCAAACAACAACACATCATTCGAATTTGTATACTTTGATACGTGTTCGATACAACAAGACAACCAGATTGAGATTCAGACGACGGTGACTGAGACTAATACCCAAGCGAAGGTTGTTGTGTTAAAGTTAGATTCAATGTCATACATAAAGTATAACGACAACACCGGTCTACAGTTTGTTGCGATTCGTGCTCACCACGCGATATATTGCTTCCTGTTTTTATTATATACTTGCCGTTTACATTGATCCACTCATCCCGGACTTACTAATGAATAAATTATTAGTCACAGAACGCCACGTATTTTCTAGTTATTTTAAGACGGTAAATGATATGCCGATGCTCTGTGACATAATGCGACGACACACACACATCAAATCTCAGATATACACCACATTCCCCATTTTGGAAAATTTTTTCCTACTGGAAGTTGACATATCTGAAATTAACGCTTTCTTCTTCCCACGCATAAATGACCGAACGGATGGCATTCTAAACAAGAAGTTATCCGGATTTGTCAATTGTAACAATACCATTATTTCACAACTTTTAGAAACCGCCCGCAGAACCGATGCATTTAATACAGATGCGGACATTATCAAGACTGCTGAAAAACTTAATCAGATGCTCGACAACTGTCGCAGTGTACTGTCTTCTAATCAGAAGACAACCATTACCAAATTCTTTAAACGAAATACGACCGTGCATGAGAAATCTCGGAGGAAATCTTCGGGAAAACCGTCGAGGAAATCTTCGGGAAAACCGTCGAGGAAATCTTCGAGAAAAACGTCGAGAAAAACGTCAATAAAATCTTCGATGCACTCTTCGAGGCAAACGTCGATGCAAAGCACACACTCTACGCAGAACGACGCAAGTTGGCGTCGCAACGCACAATCTACGCAGAACGACGCAAACTCACCCAGGTGGCATCGCAACGCACAATCTACGCAGAACGGCGCAAACTCACCCAGTTGGCGTCGCAACACCGGTCGCGTCGCAACACCGGTCGCAACACGTCCGGTGACACTTCGCGAGAAAAAATAGGTTATTCAAAATAATTCAGTCGTCCTCTCAAAAAATGAAATCAAAATAGAGTACAACATTATGTTTTTGGGACAAGTCGCACAACCGTTGCCGGATCAACGGGTGTGATTGCGTCTTGCACTACCACTCGTTTTAGTGTGAACCCCATTAAATCGCAAAGACGTTTACAACCATTCGTATACCCATTCGCTTTCACAAGCCGGTGTTTCGGGTATGATTTCAATAATGGTTGAGTGTGGTTTCATCCATAATATATGTATCATACCACTTCCGTGTCCTAAAATTAACGTGGATGCATGCAGATAACCATCGATTTGTTTCGTCAAAGGTACTAAATCGTCAGTGCGAAATGCAACGGTTCGTTTGTGTTTTTGGTTTTGTATCAACTTGCCAAATCTCTATTAAATTTGTAACGTGCCGTATTTTTGCACCGTATTTATACTGCATCCGCTCATCTTCATCTTCTTCGTCGGTTGACGGATGATCCGATACAGCATAGTCGGTTGCATACCAATCGTCGAGTTTCCGCGTGTTCACACGTTCCTGCACAATAATAAGAGACCGCATCGGATGTAGTATTGGCAAGCGCTTCTGATTCATTGTGGTTGTCGTGGTGGTGGTGGTGGTGGTGACCCACTCTTTAAAGAAGTGTACAGCAATGGATGAGTTTGTGCTGCTCGCCGTGATTATACATATGCCAACACAACGGGGATTGAATGGGTTGACCGTCTGAAACAGTATTCTGGTGATCAATGACGCGCATACGAAACGGCAGTTCGCTGTAGAACGCAGTGAAAGGACACGTTGCATAATGCTCTTTGATGAGATACACCGTGTGCGACCCGTGTTTCAAAATTTCTGAAACCACCGGTAATAACTCGCCCATCATACAGTGCCAGAAATGTTGCGATACACGTGGCACACGCACATAAATGGTCCTCTAAATGGTTGGACGAATGGGCATCCATTTGGGCTGTGCTGTGTAGTACGCAAACGCCAGGTCGCTGACACTCGTCTGCTGGTTGTGTGGGTGGACGACTCGCAACTGCTTTTCAATGGAACCTTGTGTGCCACAGATGCGTATCCATTCCGGATCTTGTTTCACATACGCAATACTTCCGATTCGGCAGATTCCGCATCCCATTGCATCGGTGGGGGGAACACGTTCAGAAAGAGCAACCAGGGGCACAACCACGAACCACTCCGTCAGAACCACCGCCGATGCCGGCGACGCCCGCGTCGATGCCTGACCCGGGGTGGTGGTGGTGACCGTTGCGTTGCCGGTTGGATGCACCGCCCCCACGGGTCTTTCGCCAAACACGAGACTTCGGGGTTCGGACGGGAGTTCCAGAAGGCCCAGTTACTCGGGTGGTACCAGTACCCACGCGGGTAGGTCGACGCGTAATGCTGGCGATTCAGACACGAATCCGGAGCGTCTCCGCGGCGGACGCAGCGCCCGTGGTAGTGTCGGTCAACGAACCACGCGCACGCCGGGCATTCGCAACAACCGCGCTCGCCTTTCGCGCGACACGGTGATTCCTGGCAGCGATAAAACGGACTGCTGACGAATGTGTCGGCAATGCCACACGTATCGTCCACGAAGGCAAACGCCACGACTGCGATCGCAAAGAGGAGAATCAATATACGCACCCAGAATAGCATGTTGGTTGTGTTAACTACAATGGGAACATAATTTATTTTCCAC